CACAAAGCCAACTCTGTGCCATACAAACGCTGCTCAAATGGTGTTGCTGTTGTTCCTGCTTCTAGCTGTACACCTGTGATGTAGAGTGTTGCACCTGATGTGCCAAGCACGTTGGTTGCACCTGTGGCTGAATACACATTAGAACCAGACCATGCTCCAGAAGTACCAGAATATGTTGAACCAGCGCCGAGGCTAAACCAAACACCCATACCTCGACCATTTGTGCCGCCAACCCAAGTGCCTGATGTGTCACCAGCAATAGTTACAGTTTTGTATTCAAATGTGTTTGCAGAACTAATCGTAAAAGTAAAAGGGTACGATCTGTTTTGAGCAGAATTTGTGACACACCCACCAAATGTGCCTGTTAAAGAACTACGAACCCAAAAAGACAAAGTAACAGTCTGAGCATTTGCAGTTCCCCACATTAGATCAGCGGTATTAAAACCTTCAATCCATTGACTTGCCAAAAAGAAATCACCAGCACCAACCGAATACGCTGATGTTGATGTAAACAATATTGAATTGGAAAAACCAGTTGGCGCAGTTGTTGACTGTTGAAATGAAAACTTTGATGCGGCAGTAAGAGACAAATTCCAACGATCTAAACTATATTGGCTTGATGTCGGAGTCACACTTGCACCAGCATTTCTCTGGTCGATCATCATGTTCCCGTTGATGATTTTATTTCTCATCGTGACATTGTTAGCGCCTGATTGGGCTATGGAAGTTGCTCTTGTCATGCTTGGCCTTTCAATGCTGCAATTTCAACGGCTTGTGCGTCTACGATTGCTTTGAGTTCTTGAATGGCTGCTGTCAGAGTAGCAACCAAGAAACTGGTGTCGATACCTTGGTAGACAGGATTGCCTTCAGCATCAACAGCATCTTTCTCACCAGTTACTGCATCAGGCACTACCTCTGCTAATTCGTGAGCAATAAAACCTTGACCGTCAGAACCATCTGATTTCCAGTTGTAAGTACATGGCTTGAGTTGAGCGACTGTTGCTAAAGCACCTGTCATTGGTGCAATGTTTTCTTTTAGGCGGTAGTCGGAAGATGTGTTGTAAGAAGTTGTTGTTCCGTTTGTGCTAATAGTTCCGACAGTTGATGAGTTATAGGCAATTTCAACTACGGCTCCTGTGCTTGTTAAACGATTGAAATAACTAGGAGCACCACCAGAGCGAACTACTGAAATGTATCCAGATGTTCTATAAGCAAATCCCTGCGATGTATCATCGACTGTAGTTTTCCCAATCAGAAATGCACCGCTAGAGTCGATACGGGCACGTTCTGTGGAGTTGGTTCCAAACTTTAAGTCGTACGCACCAACAGTACCCAAATAAGTACTAGAGGTACTTCCATAAAACTCTGTTACTTTTGTACCGCTTGTTGCAAAGTCAATTTCACCGCCAGTAGTATCGCTAACAGTTATGGTCGCCCACCCGCTGTAATTGAAGGGTGAGCTTGTACCCAATCCAAGGTTTCCGTTGGCATCAAGCGTCATTGCTTGGGTGAAGCTGATTGCGTTACCTGCTGTGCCTGATGGTGCTGTGTACCAGTTATGACCGCCAGCAGAAGTAATTAGATATTGACCAGCAGCGCCAGTAGTTAAATATTTGTCTCCGCTATCATAATAACTGTTTGATGTAATTGAAACAGAGCGAGTTAAACCCCAAATAGCAGAAGAAGTACCAACTTGTAAGGCTTTACCTAAACTCCAAGTACTAGGCGTAACACCAAGACCTGCGTTTCCAGAAGTGTCTAGCGTCAGCGCAGTAGTACCACCATTGGTTTGCAGCTGAAGGTTTGATCCTGAGCCGCTAGTCAAAGTGTTAGCTGTAGGGGTTGTCAATGTTTGGTTGACACTTGTTCCGTTGTACTGCGGTATAGCATTCAACACCGATGACACATAGAACGACTCTGTGGTGATCGTGTCACCAGCCGTAGCGCCAGAGGCCAGAACAACTGTAGTACCAGTAGTGGCTGTGTAGTCAGCAGCAGCCAAGCGCACACCGTTACGGTACACATCTACATAGCCAACTGTGTAGCTAGGGATGGTAAAGGTTGTTTGACCTGCTGTTGCTGTAGTGTCTGTAACTGTGCGATAAGCAGTAGTTGTCACACCGCTGGCTGGGATGCCAAGGTAGCGAACAGAGATGTTGCTTGTGCCAGTAGGAGGTGCAGCAGAGAAGGTCAGGGTTGTGCCAGCAACTGAGTAGGTGCTAGGGTCCTGAACTACGCCTGTGATGGCAACAATGATTGAAGATGTGTTTGCCGGAGCCACCGACATTGTGAAGGCGACAGTCGAGCCATTCCCGCTGAATGTATCAACTAGGAATGCTGCGCTAATTGGTTCGTTGCCGATATAGGCCATAAATGCCCCTTACCCTTGTGCAGTTGGTTGTTGGATTTGTTCAGTCATTGCAGTTTACTTTTACGGTTTTGTTATGGGTTCTGTTGGCCAATTGATGTCAACAAGATTTCCACCAGCATCAAAGTCAGGATTACTGTTGGCAGGAAGGTCACGCAAAGCATCTTGATACGCTTTCCACTCATCAGGAACAGCCATGCCACGAGACATGCATTTCATTGTCACAGCATCTGTTGCCGCAAGCAACTCATTTCGTTTTTTGCGAAGTTTATTCATTGCGTGATCTTTGACGGCAACCTCATAAGCCATTACATCGGCGTAGGTAAAACCCCACTCAGAAGAGTCAACCAAAACTGACACACCTTCCAAATCTCGTTTGTACATGCGAACAGATGACAAGAATTCTTGTTCGTTTGATGGCGCGCCGTCTACCTCGCATTTTGAAAAGTTTTGAAACTGCGGCAATAAAGACAGCATCATTGAAATTTTTGCAGACACTTTTTTTCCTTATGCGAGTGTAATGGCCTTGGATCCAAGGTTTAAAAAACGCGATTGGTACTTGATGGTTTTTCCAGAGTTGTTGGTAATTACCATGGCCCCAGATGGCGGGTTGGTGATTGTGATGCTATTCACAGAGGTATAAGCAAACGAACTGCTGTATGTGTTGTAGGCTGAACCATGAGTATGAGCAAAAATGGTTGTGGTGTCATATCCATTAGTGCCATCAGATGCCGCAGTTGTAATGAGTATAAAGCCGCCACAACCGTCTCCCCCATATCCATTGACGTTGACAGTTGCGCTTGAACCGCTGTTGATGGTTCCAGATTCGCCAACAACCGAAATAGCGTGGTTACTATTGCCAATGCGAGAATCAATAGCATTACCGGGGCCAACATTTCTCCAATACTGACCAATAGACCCATCGCCATCAGACATTACCATATAGTTGTTTGCTGTGCGAATATCTAAGCTGTTTTGGTTTCCGTTGTATGCACCAATGATGGTGTTTTTAGAACCAGTAGTCATCAACTCGGCACAACCAGAGTTTGTTATAGCCCCTTGTGCCCCTACATAAGTGTTGGAAAAACCTGTTGTGTTGCCGTATCCAGCATATACACCGAGAAATGTATTCTTTGTTCCAGTTGAGTTGGAATAACCTGCTTGCGAACCCAATGCAGTATTGTTGATTCCTGTGCTTGGATAAAGCGCTTGATAACCAACAGCGGTGTTGTTGCTTGCTGTGGTGTTGGAGTAAAGGGCAGCATGACCCAAAGCCAAATTGCTTCCGCCTGTCGTGTTTGTTCTAAAAGCGTTGTCGCCCATCGCCACGTTGCTGCTACCTGTCGTGGTTGACAGACCCGTGTTCCAGCCCATGAATACGTTGTCAGTTCCACTAGAAACAGCGTAACCAGCCTTGTAGCCAACAGCAGTTAAGTAGCCGCCAGTAGATGAATAACCAGCTTGATAGCCAACAACGGTTGCGTCAGGCCCTGTGCTGTTTGTCGTCAAAGCACTAGCACCAACAGCGGTGTTTGTAGATACAGCGCCACCACCACGACCAACAGAAATACCACCAATCTGCTGGGAGCTTGTTTGGTCTATGCCGTCTGTTCCTATTCTGCTAATTGGCATTACTTGTTCTCCAATGCGGTGATTCTATTTGTCAGAGTTTCAATGATGGCTTGTTGTTCTTGGATGGCTTTGATGAGCATTGGAACGAACACGCTGTATTTGACCGACTTTGTGAATGTCCCTGTCGGAATGTCTTGAGACACTTCGTTACCATTTTCATCGGTAGTTGTGACTCGCTCGGTATCTGCCGATTCTTCAACCATGCCAGGGAAAATCTGCTCAAGTTCTTGCGCGATCACACCAAGCTGCTTCTGATTGTCACCAATGAAGTTGTAATTCACCACACGCACTTGATTCAGCTTTTCTAGCTTGGGCGTTGCGTCTGTGATGTTCTCTTTCAGCTTGATGTCTGAAATAGCACCGTAGCTGTTGTTGGTATTGGTAACATTTCCTGAGTCTGCAATCTGTAATTTGTATGTAGAAGTTGTGTAGTTATAGCAGCCAAAATAATAATAAGTATTGTTTGTAGTGTTTCTATTTGCGCCCAAGAACATCATTGCTGATTGGGTAAGACTTGCGTTGGTGTTGTAGAAGATAAAAGTCTGACCTGTAGAAGCATCGTTTGATGTAAATTCGTAATAAGGCCCAGTAGAACCAATGTAACTACCTGTGTTACTTGCCTTGAAGAACCCGCTGGAGTTAATACGGGCACGTTCTGTGGAGTTGGTTCGCAGAGTAACAAACCCTGATCCACCGTCTGCGTAAATTCTAGTTTCGCCAGCCGTTGCACCGTTACCAAACCCAACTAAATCAGTTGTCGAAAGAATTGATGCAACAGCTCCACTACCTTGACGAAAATATCCAACAATATTGCCAGTTGCCGATGCTGTCTCAACTTGCAAGCGATAAGAAGGACTTGTAGTACCAACACCCAAATTCCCACTAGCATCTAAACGCATGTACTCTGTTGCGTTGTAGTACCAACGGAAGTTGCCGCTGTAGTTGTCAATGTTCCAATCGCTGTAACCAGAAGATGCCAAAGATACTTGTGCGCCATCAGCAGTACCGTTGTTCAGTCGGATATTGCCAGTAAGCGTCACATTACCAGATGTATCCCAGCTTGGACCACCTTGACTTAAAGAAGTAGGCGCAACCGTACCCTGACCGGGTGCAATCACCTGAGTGATCGGGCTGGTGTAGTACACATAGATGTTCTGCGTACCGCTGGGTGGTGCAGATGTGAATGTGATCGTGTTACCGCTGACGGTGTACGCCGTGCCGGGGTTTTGAGGCACATTGGAGATGACCGCTTGAACCTGAGCAACACTTGCCACAGGACGAGACAGCGTAAATGCCGTGGTCGAGCCATTACCGTTGAAGAAGTCAACAGCAGGAGTAAAGGCTTGTGTGGTACTTGTGTTGCCAATGTAACTCATGCGATCTCCAGCAATGAGGCAAATGCGTCACCAGAAGTGGCAGCGCTGTTGACTACATACAGAACATCAGATGATTGCAAAACAACCTTTTGGTCACCACCAACAATCACCAATGAACCGCCCACAGGAACTGTAGCACCTTTCACCAAATAATAGTTCACCGCAGAACGGGTGACATACGCATCGGTGGTAATCGGAGATGTGGAAGTATTAGCCATTGACAGACCAATCAAGGTAGTCTGCGTAGAGGCTGGGCAGGTGTAGATCGTTGCGGCTGATGTGCCAACGTTCTTGCTTGCGTAAGATTTGAATGTGTTTGTTGCCATGTTTTACCTCAACCAAGCGCAATTGCCATCGCAACCGCAGTTCCCGCAGGATCCACCTGCAAATTAGTTTGAGCGCCAGATACAGTAGAAGCGCCTGTGCCACCGTTGACAAGAGGCAAAATGCCATTAACACCAGCCGTCAAAGAAACAGTATTGTTTTCCCACAACTGATTAGAACTGTTGTAAACAATGGTCTGACCGTTGCTTGGTGTCTGTGCGCTTACATTGTGCAGTTCATCAAGCTCATAGCCGTTTTGAACCTTAACAAACAGCTTACCCTGCGTTGGGTGAGCATATTCAACGACAGCCACGTAAACCAAGTGCGTTGGGGCATAAGGCTTGGTAGCCGTCACAGCTCCAGCAGTTGTGCCACTCAGATAGAGTTGCGCCCCATCTGTATAAGCGGAGGTGTCTACGTTGGTAATTAAACCAATCACAGTCACATAGCCGTTTGAGTTGTTAGCCAAGTCAGCTGTGATCATGCCCAAAGTTTGAGCAGATGTTGCGTCTGAGGTAGCCAACGCTTTGCTGACAGTTGGAATCTGACCTGTAGCGCCAGACATATACACAACCGTGCCTTTGGTCAAAGTAGCGCCAGTTGTGTTTCTGACCTGAACCAAGACGTTGTAGGTTGATGCAGCCACAGCAACGCTCAGATCACGAACGCCTGTAGACGGTGTGGTAACGGTAACGCTGCCATCAGTCGATGTAATGTCAGTCAAAGCGCCAAGGCTGTTAGCTGTAATTGTGACAGCGCCTGTTTGACCGTTGACCGAAGTAACCAGATCAGTCTGATCTAGCTTTTGCCAAGCAGAACCGTTGAAGATTGCCCAGTCGCCTACCTGCCAGTCTGTGATGCCATTCAGGTTGGTTGAACCAGCAACGCTGACAACATAGTAGTAGCCGTTTGTGCCTACGCTAGAAGTCAGGGTAGGTGTGTTGGTAGACGCATTCCAAGTACCTTGATAGCTCAAAGTGCCTGTAATGGTTGTCCAAGTAGTGTCGTAGTCTGTGCTACTAGCTTTGGTCAAGAACTGACCTGCAGTACCGCCAGCATTAACACCTGCACCACGAGGGATGCCAAAGTCAAAGATTGCAGCGCCAGATGTGCCTACATTGGTCACCGTGGCAGATGTGCCGGGTGCAGTCGTAGTAGTCGTGCCAGCAGCAATCGTTGCAGCAGCGCCTGTAGCACCTGTGTCACCACGAGGAATCGTGAAGTTCAATACGGCATCAAGAGGTGTACCGCTGTTGCTTACAGAAGCGCTAGAACCAGCAGCGCCAGTAGTAGTCGTGCCAACATTAACAGAAGCAATAACACCCAACAGACCGGGTGCAGACCAAGTCAGCGTTGATGTAGAGCGTGAGTTAACAAAAGCAATCGAAACCCAGATTTCATTGGTAGGCGCAGGTGGTGGAGAGTTAGACCAGCCAGATGGGGGTGTGCCAATCTGAGTCGTGAAGTTCCACGAACCGCCAGTTGGAGTAGCTGGTTGCGTAGAAGCTTGCTGAAAAATAAACCATTGGAAGAATGTGCCGCCAAAGTTGACGCTACTGCCGTAAAGGCCAGCAGTCTCCGAACCCGGAGCGGCCACCAAAGCGCCAGTTGCGCTACTACCGTAAAGACCGCCTGTTGCCATGTCTTTTCCTTATCTAAAGCTGTAGCGATAGTCGCGTGGCTGGAATTCAGAGGTAAGGTGTTGGTCGCCGCCAACCCACTTGCCTTTGAAGTTTTGATCTTCAATAAGACCGTAAGACTCATCAAAGCGACCAAGCCACTTCTGTGATTCAGCTGTGTTCTTGTTCTTGTCGTAGTAAGCCCACAAAGTGCCATACAGATAACCCTCTGGAAACGATGCCAAGCAAGCATTGTTTTGCACCACAGGATCCAACACATCATCAGTTGGGCTAAACAGGAACGGGAAGGTGCGCTGATAGTAGGCTTTGATTTCTACATTCTCGCCGGGGTTAGGCGTAAACACATAGTTAGGACCTACTTCGGAGAAGCTGGCGCGGATCACGCGAGGCACACCAAAAGGACGAACATACAGTTGGTCAATCATGCGACGGCGAATAATTTCACGGTCACCAACACGGTCATAAATAATCCAAGGACCCATGCTGGCAGCAGGTGTGCCGGGAGCAACATCTGAGTTAGGAGTTTCTTGGAAGAACAAAATAGGCTTGTTCATATCCGCAGGGATAGGAGCCATGCCGTTGGCATTTGTAGTCAAGACTGTAGGTGTGTCAGAGTAAGGATCTGTACGCAAAGCAGGTAGCTCAATCGTACGCATCTTCAACTCACAAAGCTGGATACATTCCAAAATCTCAACGCTAGATTGAGTTGGAAGCTTGATGATGGTGCTAGGAAGCGTTATATCGGCCCATGTAGCGTCTGGATCGCTGACGGTAATGGTAGTGCTAGAAACAGCAGTTACAGCCGAATATGGCTTGAATGCGCTGTTGCCAATAAAGTCACCAACCTGCACATAAGGACGGGGGTCAGCAGAGGTTGTGATTACGCCAGTTGTCGTGTTGACAGCAGTAGCCGTAATGGTCAAAGTCTGAGGTAATGCCCCCACCCACTTTGCTACACGACTTACCAATGCGTTAGCAGATTGAATGAAAAGGGACATAGCACTTCCTTACTTTGTCGGTATAGCTGGATTATATGGTAATGGTATTTTTCCTGAAGGGTGACAAACGTACTCAGAGTAGTATTCATTGACGATGGCATAGAACAAAATCTTGTCTTTTTTGTCCATCTTGATCAACTCCCAAGGGCGGTTGTTGAAATACTTAGAACTGATCGAATGTGCAATAGCCTTCGGAAGACTCATCGCCTCAAAAGTGCCAGCAAAAATTGGGTTATCTGTTGTACCAATCATCTGATAAAACTCCCTGCGACCTTTGCAGTACTCTTTTATCTGATCGGTGTTGTGTTGGGTGTATTGAACGTATCTTTCGCCGTCAACAGCACCAATTTTGTAGTCAATGTTATTGGTCTTGAATGTCTGCGACCAAGTGCCAGATTTGACCTCGTTGTATAACTTGTCATTCTTTCGGACAACGCCTTCAATACCCGCCTCCAAGTTTCCTTTGAGGTAGTAGTCTTCGTTGACCTTGGCTTCTTCGTTGTTCAGATTCAATTCCATACATTACTCCATAGAAAAGGAGGACCCGAAGGTCCCCCTTGTCACATTGTCGATTACGACAAGTAGCGTTGCACTTGTGCAGATGCACGAGGAGCGGTAACCGCTGCGCCTGTTGGGCTGATAGCTGCCAAAACAGCCACGCCAGCAGGGTTGCGAACGATCAAAGTACCTTCCATGATGTACTGGTCCAAAGAAGCGTCAGCGTTAGAGAACACTTCGTTGTTGGGGCCCAGTTCACGCAAGCTACCCCATTGAACCACATCAGGGTTCAAGAACAGGGCAGAGGTGTTATCAGCACCAGTTTGGTCCATCACCCAGCTATCGTCGATTTGGTAGGTGTAGTTGAAGTCACCTTCGTAAGTCGAGATAGTGTCGCCTTTGTCAGCGGGGTTGAAACGGTTGATGCTACGGCTGGTAGGCATCATGTCGCTGATGTGGGTACGCATCGAGGTTGGGACCACCATGTTAGTGATCTTGGCGTTGAAGCGTTGTTCAGCAACAGTCACCAACTGCTTGTACAGGTAGGGGCTGAATTGCTGCAAGGTCACGCCTGAGCTGAAAGTGAAATAACCCAAACCAGCGTTAGCCAACGAACCGTTGAAAGGTGTGTTGGTAGCAGTAGCTGAAGTGGTGTCATTGCTGTCAGAGGTAGCCAAGTTCAACACAGAAGTGCCGTCGGTGTCGTTACCAGAGCGAGTGCCAGCAAAAGCGTACAAAGAACCAAAACGACGACCGTCGTTGGGTGATGCGCCTTGGGTAGCAGCTTGACCAGAGTACTTGATAGAAGCACCGTCAGCGCGAACCATTTGCAACTCAACGTCGAACATGATTTCAGTCAATTGCTTGACTTCTTGGTAGGCTTGTGGGTCGCCACCAGCTTGTTCCACAGCACGAGCAGTACCAGTAGCACCGATCACGGTTGTGAAGATCTGAGTGTAGTTACCCAAGTTAGAACGGGTGTTAGAAGCAGCGGCTGATGAAGAAACAGCAGCGCCTTCCAACTTGGCGTTCAAAGCGGGAACACGGAAATAGTCGTTAGGCCAAATGTGCAGAGTTGAGTTAACTTTGCGCTTTTTAGACATAGCCATGTTAGTGATCGGGGTGCGATCTTTAACATAGTTCGACACGGTCATGTCGAGGTCTTTAACGACGATGTCGGTTGTATAGGAACCGTTACCATTGCCCAAGGCAGCAGATGTGATAGTAGCCATTTTAAAAACTCCTGAGTTATCGACGGCGTTGTTTGTTTGCCATCAAAAGGTTTGCCAAAAGATCTCGCGTTGCGCTTTTATCGCCAGATTGCGCTTTCTTTTGAAGTTCTTCAACCTTGGAGTCAGTAGCGGTCTTGGCTCGGGCAGTTGGTCGACTAGCAGCAGCTAATGAACCTCCAGCATTCTTCACCTTTGGACCCTCTCTAAACTTCATACCGTCACGGATCAACCCCAACAAGTATTCGTCACTAGATACCAAATCAAGATTCGGTACTCCGGGCACGAATGACCCATTAGCGCCTTTCCAATCCTTAGACAGCTTTTCCCGAAGCTCGGTAAAAACAGCCTTGTTGCTCAATTCTTTGTCGCTAAACGACTGTCTAGCTTTTTCCAACTGTTCCTGCACGAATGCAGAACGCTGTTGGTAGAACTGCTCAACTTTTGGACGGTTCGTCTGGATGAACGCGCTCTTTTCTTGGATCAACTCGTTGTTCTGACGGATAGCCGCTTCAGCTTCACTACGTTGAACCTCGTCAGTAGCGTTTTCGAGGATTTGCTTCCATTGCTGGTTATAGCCCTGAATCTTAATCAAGTCATCCGCTGCTTGTTGTAGCTGCGGTTGAATGGTCAACTCCAGACCTATCTGCAAACCATCGAGTTCAGCCCTACGCTTGGCCTCATACTCTTCAAAATCAGCACGTTCAGCTTTAAGCTTACGCGCATTTTCATGGATAGCACTTCCTTGGCCCAAAATAGCAGCCGCCTTGGATACTGGGATCTCCACAAAGCCGCCTTCTGCGTCCTTGTTAGGAATCCTCCACAGCATGTCAGGATTCTGCTCTGCAAACTCCAAGAAGTTGATTGGATCTGTTACACCGTCTTCGGTGGCTTCACCAGCTTCTTCGTCTACAGTTTCTGTAGCTTCGTCAACACTACCTTCAGGTTCGGCTTCTTCAACAGGAGCCGCCTCGGGGGATTCAGCTTTCGCTTCTTCTTGTCCCGCTGGTGGGGCCGTACTACCTTCGGGTTGCGACACGTTACGCTTGTTAGCGGCGATCATCGCAGCGATGGCATCGGCGGGGTTAGCCGCACCAGTTTGCTCAGTGGCGGGTGCTTGTGCACTTACGTCTGACATATCTTATCCTATTTCGTTAAGTTTCGGCTTTTTTCAAAGCCACCTTAGCGAGATATTCACTCTTCTCCACGAAGTCAATGAAATCACGCACTCCAGCAACATAGTATGCGTTGCCAATTCTTTCGGAATCTTCCTTGGCCTCTTCCAGCCGTTCCAGCATGTTGAACCTGTACAGGTTGAACATCAATGCAAAATCCTCATTCCGCATCAGCCGACTAGCAGCCTCTCCGTTTTGGATCACCAGAGTTCGTCTTTCTACATGAGCCTCCTTATATGCGTCCGTTGCTTTTGTCCTGCGATTAAAGAAATCGCGGATATTCTTTACTAAGCTTTTCATTGACTTCCTTTAATCAACTTGTACTGCCGATAATTTACCAGCTTTCATAGCTTTCATCTCAAAGAAGTTGTCCATGTCGATGTCATCAGCCTTCTTCATGTTCAGAGCCGCCACGGTGGCAGACTCTTCAGTTTTGGCTTTGTTCAGGTCGACTTTAGACTGAATCTCTTGCTCGGCAATGCCGGGACCAGCAGCCTGTTTAGCTTGGAACATCTTAACCGCCTCTTCAAATGTAGGCAGGTAAGAGTCGCAATGTTTCACGCCCAAGGCGTACAGAGTGTCTTCAAAAGGTCTACGAGCTTTTTGGAACATCTCTGGGACGCTTGGATCCAACTGCATCACAATGCCAGCAAACTGCTGCTGGGCTTGGGTAATCAGCTGTTGGCGGGTCAGACGGTTCTCGTCAGACAGGAAACCCAAAGCCAAATCCACATTGATCATGTTGCGGTCAATAAACTCGAAGTTTTCCATCGACTTGGCATCCAAGAAGCCTCCTGAGCCGGGCAACATTGCCTCAGCCAGTTGCTGCATGTTGTAGTCGTCAGAATACTGGATCATTGTTTTCCAGACGATATAGATCAGGTCTTTCAGGCCAACGGCACAGTTCTTGACCATTTCGTCTTGGATCAACTGGTTAGGACCCATAGCCAACTGCAGCTTGTAGCCAGAGTTGCCGTCCTTCATTACTTCAGGATTCAGGGTGTCGCTGGGGTTGGTCATGCCAAGCATACGGCTGGTATCTTGGTCAAAACGCTCCATAGCGTCCTGCACATAAGCCAAGTTGCCCTGCATCGGCTGGAACTCGTAAACGTGCTTGGTGGGGTCGAATTTGCGGTCCAAAATAAACAACGCAGACACGCCACGCTGGATCTCTTCGGCATCCACAAACTCTGGGTTCACGCCCACGCGAGGGGTAGACGCTTGCATGGCAAAAGCGATCTCGGCACGGTTGATAGCCGTCTTGTACTCTTGCAAAGGAACCAAACGCTCGGCTTGTGAGTAGCCAAAGAAATTGCCAACGATAGGCTTGGGAACCATCACCGCCAAGGGGATGAAATCGACTTCTTTGATGTACAGGATGTACGAACCAGAGTAGCAAACCTCAATGGTTTCCTCTTCGCCGTCATTGTCAATGTCGCGTTTTAACCAAGCTGTAGTGATCATCACCACACGGCTGTAACGGTCAGCACCTTGGCTGGCAATCACGCCTTGACCGGGCACAGGGGTCGAGTCACGGGCATGCAAAGCCAGATCGTTTTCCAAAGCGCCAGCTTGGTAAGCGCCAGCAGGACCGTAAGCAGCGTGATCGGCAAATTTCTCAAGATCGATGTACGGATACTGAGCTTTGGCTTCGTGAATCGTCATCGGATCGTAGAAACCGCAGAAGTCTTGGTTACGGATGCCGGGAATAGTGGGGTTACACACGAAATAGTGCTGCGCCACATGCTTGATCTGGATGTTGGTCGAGTAACCAGTCAGCTTGTACTTGGCACGGTAGATGGTGTTGGCTTTAATAGCGTCTGCCACCTCGTCACCGCTAGGCTCAACAGGTGAGCCTGTCTCATCCATCATGGCTTCTTGAGCAACGCCTTCCAAATTCACATCGATACGGCGCATCTGTTGTCTTTTTGCAACAAGACCCTTTTCAGCAGCCATAATTTCAAAGGAACGCAGTTGATCACGGGTTCCTTCGACTTCTTTGTACTGGGTAATCGGGTTACGGACGGGCGAAACCATCACAACGCCAGTTTTGTGCAACAAAGCGTCTTGTGCCCAATCACGGATGATCGAATAAGAGTCGTTTTTGCTGTTGATGAAGTGCAAAGCCATCTTCATGGCCTGACGGGAACCCAACTCATCGTTTTCGTGCAAACGCTCAAACTCAAAATTGACTTTGCCTTGAGGCATTAGGCATTTAGTTATAACAGCGGTGGAATAGTCAATGCCGGGGCTGACAACAGGAGAAATGTAGTCAATACCGCGAACAGGTTCAGTAGAGTTAGATACAGCAATGTTGAGGTAGTGATAGTCGCTCAGTCGGTTGAGCGTATTCTTGGCTTGGGTAAGACGGAGGTAGTCCACCATCTTTAAATATGCCTCGTGGGCAACTTGATACTCGATCCCTTTATTGCCGGGAGGGCTCTCCAAACTCTCAACAATCAGGTTTTGTTTATCAAGCATCTTTATATCCTTTGAACCTTGCCCTCAATTGGAGCAAAGCGTTTTGCGGCAAAGTTGTTAGCCCTGCTGACGACAGACTCACCATGACCCTGAATTAACGCCAAAACGCCAATCCGCGCAGAGTCAATGTGGTCATCAGGATCAGAAAATCTTCCCAAATCGTCAATAGCATAATCCCGTGCCTCTTCTAGAAACTTGGTACATGATTCGTTAATCTTAAACGTGCCACGTTCCATTCCTAGCCGCATTATATTGATTCCGTAAGCTTTGTGGTTTGTGACCTTGCCCTGATCGTTGGGGGGATTAAGAATCGCTCCCGGAATGCAGTTAAGCCCGTAAGAATCTTCAAAGACCTCTCTGACGGATTGCTCTGTAAGCGTATAACGCCCTTGAGCAGAAGCGTCGTGTGGAAGCGCGATTGGCACACCACGGGTTTCGCGGTCCAGCAAATAGTGGACATACTCATCTGGCGTTTCCCCAGACGGGATCGTGATTTGCCTGTGAAGGTATATGACTTCTTCAATCGGATCTCTAAAAAAGAAGGAAATAACCGTCGGGTCATTTTTAATCCCCAAGTCAAAGCTGATCAAGCGCTCGAGCTTGTCGTTGTTACGCAAATCAAGGTCAATCGCCTTGTAAGTAGGCCATTCCAGCAACGGGAACACCACGCCTTTGCCAACCAGCGGAATACCGTTCATCCGGCACTCGCGCTCCCAAGGCATAAAGTCTCGGGCAAGCTGCTCTCGCTCTTCTTTGGTAAAAAACGGCTCACCCCATTCATTCTCGTAGGGAACATCGTCCCAAGTCACCCGCACATGCGAGTAGCCTTCAATTTGATCCCAGAACTTTCGTACTAGACCTGAGAATCCTTTGAGGGGGGTAAATGAGCAGATAACCTGTCCGTTTCTAGCTGCTGTACGGACAACAAGTTCTGAAAAAGTTTCATCTGGTGGCTGCTCATCAAGCACAACAAGATCAAGCTCGAACCCTTGCAGGTGGCGAACTTGTTGTGTGTAGTTGGAGAAGTAAAGCTTGGACTTTCCACCACTAATGTGCCAGATTTCAATTGAGAGAACATTTGCTCCGTCTGATCGATAGGACTTTTCATCAATGCACTCCCTTGGTATAGAACCTGTGCCCAGTTTATACCCTTGCTTGATATCGTCACACCCAAGCAACTTTGACTGTAAGGTTTTGGCAACTTGCTCCCAAGATTCACCTGCACACATAGCCACAATCGGCTTATCCCATACCCGGCCTTTCCAGCCTTTGGGATATCTGCCTGTCAGGTGGTAAGCAGTCTCAAATGTAGACGCAATGGTCTTGCCAGCACGGTTAGCCGCAATCATCCCACGGCGGGTGCTAGTCAAGCCTGTCTCAAAGAACTTTTCCTGATACTTAAAAGGACGAAACCACTTGAGTTGGTTGAACTGCATGTCGTGGGCTATCTTTACCCGCGCCAGCATCATCTTTTTCTTTTGTTCAGGCAGTAAGGCATTGGCAGCGCGTTTGCCGCCAGCCAGCTTAACCAAGTGTTTTAACGCCCGTTCTTTGTAGATCGGTTGTATGTAATCACTAGCTTCACTTTTTGCCATAGCGATCTCGGATGTCGAGCATTATGTTGGCAGCGTTAGCCAGATAGTAGATTTCTTCAGGGGTTAGCTTGAACCCACCTTGGAGGTCCTTCTGGAGCCATTCCAAGGTTTTACGGGCACAAACTTCTGCCTGTCCAGACAACTTCTGCTGGAAAATAGCAGAGAAGTCTTCCATTTACGCCCAAGGGTTAGCGATGTTTTTCTCAGTAACCGTCACAATGTCACGGTCAATCAGAGGCCATGTGCCAGCACCCTTTTCGCCCACCAAGTAGGTGTACAAGCCTTGACCCACTTTGCTAAAAGTACCGTTAGCGTTACGCATCACCAGTTCTTCAGTACGGGGGTCAATCCATGTGTATTTCTCAGGCACATTCTGACCATACTTGTTAATGCGTGAGCCTACAGCCACTTGCTCCAAAGGACCCATCACTTGATAGGTGATAGTGCCATCAAAGTATTTGCGGAAGTTAATGCCGACTTTACGGTCAGACTGTGGGTCTAACGGGTGAGGCATGTTAGTCGCACCAAAGAAGTGGACTTGGCTGTCTTCAGGAGGCAGGTCAGCACTACGGGGAGGCAGCTTACGGATCTCGTCAACAGGGATCAGCTCTTTACGGTCAACATAAGGATTCTCGTCAGTCAAGAACTCTGAAGGAACTTTCTTGCCCTCCAAAGCATTCTTGGCGACCAAGTACTGATCTTCTTTTGATTTGCCAATAAGGTCTAACGCAATCTGTGTCTTATCGTACACAAACTGCGCTAGTTCTTTAGCCGTGGGTAAGTCGGCCTTGAGGGCCTCAATGTCATACGTTGCCATTCCTATTCCTTTAAACGTTTTTGGGTGATTTAATGGTTTTAAATTTACCACGTTGGTGAATGTCATTCGTCTGAGGATCAGACAATGACGCGCCTACAAAAGCCCGTTGCACAGCACCAGCAATAGTGGCACTACGCTTGTGACTTTCAGAGAATGCAGACAGCTTGCCATTGATGCCTTTGGTCACGCCTTTAGACATCTTAGCGCCGCCAGAGATTACTTTACCGTAAGACATAGACACCTCAAGCCAAGTAAGAAGAAGAACGATAGCTGTCGTTGTTGCAGTAGCAGTCTTCAGGACGAGACACTTGCACTTTTTGACCACGACCAGCGCCGGGACGACCGCCAGCAGCAGGAGCACCTTGGCGACCAGCACCATAAGCAGTAGCGCCTTGTGGACGGGTAACGGAAGTTACGCCACCGCCTTTTTTGGCAGGGTCTTTAGAAATGTTGCCTTTGCGATTGGGGGCTTGAGCCATCAATGTAGGCGCTTTATTACCAGATGTATAACCGCTCATGTTGGACCTTTCAGTTAGGGTTAACTAATTATCACACTTTTCGCAAAGATTCGAGAAACTCGTCCAGCGCATCATCAGCCGTCACATCTTCTTCTTTAACCAGATTTTGTACATGCTCGATAGAGATGACAGGGGCACGGGAAGACTCGAAGGTCGCCAGCTTTTCAGCAATCTTAGCTTTTTCTTTAAGGTCAAGTTCATCAGACTGCATAGCCTCAATCAAAACCTCCATAGCCGTTTTCAGGGGAGGTAAGCCTTTTTCCACATGAGCTTCATTCAGTTTATTAAACAAAGCACCGTATTCGGTCACCCTGTTAACAATAGACTTGGGACGGCCTTTGGTGTTTCGGTTAGCAGGGTCATTGAACCCGCCAGCACGGGGTTCTCTAGGCAATTTGTCGCCAGTAGCCAATGCCATAGCTTTACGCTCGGCGCGTTTAATAGCCGCAATCTCACGGGCTGCAGCCTTCTTCTCTTCGGAAGAAACATCAGAACCTTCTGGTCTTATTTCACCAAACATTTAGCAGCTTCCTCTGTCCTAATCCAAGCATAGCTTCCGTTAACAGTAAAACCACGCTTTTTGTGAATCTTCATGAACCCATCGTGGTCAGCACGAATCGAAGTAGAACACACAACAGGAATCCCCCAAGTATGCGCCCAAAGGATATGTTGGTCAATCATCTCGTTAACAAGACGTACACGAGTACGTACAGGCAGACTAAGGTCAACATGGTGGAACTTAGCATTTGAGATCTCTTCATTTGAATAGGTTGTATAACCACCGCGATCAAACCAGCAGAAAGCTTTTAGGTGGTCAGGGTCATCAAGGTAGTAGTACCCTTTGTCGGTAACCTTAGACCCACGGCAAACCGCAATAAACTCCCGCCCCTTGTTAAACAGCTGCTCAGTAGTAGCCACAGTCAGGCGGTGTCGAAACACACCACGATCCCTAGTCAGGATGCCATCAGCTTCATGACCAAACCAACTGTCAGCCAGTTCAACAATCTCTTCTACATCGTACCTAGGGTCTGCCAAAGTCCATTCCATACATTACCTCGCGGAGCAAAAAATTTAATTTTTCCATGTCGGGCACGATTCGGTCTTTAACTAAGGTAAGCAAGAAAGCCAGAAAACTGCCTACATCAACATCCTCGTATGCTGGCTTAACACCCAACACGGCTGAAGACTGGTTTCTCTTTATGGGCCACGCTGCAGTCGTGTACGCCAATCCCCATGCGTCTTGATGTGGGTTTATTGTACCTAAACTTTTTGAAAAAATTTTGGGATTGGGTGAGTGGGCCCCCCTCCTTCCCTGCCATTCCAGCCCTACCCCCCTCCCGACCCCTAGGGGTTTTGCATGGGCGCGTGCGTTGCCGTGCCGTGCGTGATCAATCCATGCCGTGCGTGCGTGAACCATGCCGCGAACCAATGGCGCGAACATATGAAGTGATGCGTATAGGTTGACCTGTCCCCAATTATGGTTTGCAAGGTGTTGACCTGTCCCCAATTTCCCCCGTTTGGGGGAGCGGTCATTTATTTGTTTTTGTGTTTGTGTTGGTTGGGTTGCCGTGTGTGTATTCCCTTATGTCTTACCTATACACAATTGAAACCAACGGCACGGGGTTTATAGGTTTTATGCGGGTTTTGGGGTGTTTGGGGCTTTTGTGCTGCAGCCCATGCGTTGACCGTTTGGGGCTTTGCTTACCTATACATTCACCCATGCAAGGCTTACCAATGGCACGGGGTTTTTCTTTTTTCTTTTTTCTTACCGTTGATAGTCTTGATTAATCGACAATTCAAACACCATAAATATATTTATCTTGCAATTGTTGTACTCTGGTTTAATATACATCCCACACCAATCCGGTGTGCATTATAGGAAACCAAACCATGTCACAAATCATTATCACTTCGGATATCTTTTCATTGATCGATCAAGCGGGATCAATCGATTCTGAAATTAAGGCACTCGAAAAGCAATTGGCAACCCTAAAAACCGCGTTGAAAGCAATGGATGCGGGTAAGCATACGGGTTTTGTCTTTTCGGCCAATATCATCCCCGTGAAAGAATCAACAAAAACGGATTGGGAAACCGTCGCCAAACGGTTAAACCCGTCGCACCAATTGATCACGGCACACACACAAACGATCAATGCAACCAAACGCATTGTGTTTTCAAAAGAATAAGGGGCACAAAATGAATACTGAAGATAACATTTTCATTGTTAACCGTGTTTTGTATGTTCTTTTTTGGTTATCGGTGTTGATCGTTTGGTTGACGGCATAAGGGGCAAACCATGAATGAACTAATGGCACGCATTGCCAAACAAGATAGTGAATTCGAATACCAATTGCGCTTGCAATTGCGTGATGTATTGCAGCAAACATTGGATTTGTTGACCAACCCCGATAGCGAAGAAAACGACGCAAACCGTGTTATCGCGTTGATTAACCAAACATTGGAGGAAACCGCACCATGAAACCCCTTACAGAAACCCAAAAACGATTGATTAGCAAAAATGTATTAGCGGCATGCCGTGATATCGAAAAGTTAAACAAAACGGGTTACAACTTTTTGAATTTGTGTAGCGGGTTTATTGCTCACTATGACATTCACGGGTTCAAAGCCTACTATTCTGAGCATTCATTGGTTGACGATATCGAAGCAAACGCAAAGGCTAACCAATGGCATAACTTTAGAGCGGGTGAACGGAACGCCGACTATTACCATGCCAAACGCGATTGTTACAACATGATCCTAGGCGGTTTGGTTGCACGCATAGCGTTGAACCAACAATTTGATCATCCCATGCAATTTTTGCGCGATCACTTAACAATTGTGCATATCAAATAAGGGGTAAAACATGCAAAGCAAAGTAATTTTTATGAAAAAAGCCGAAGCCCAAAGCATATGCGGCACGCTAACCCAAACCACAAAAATGCCGTGCAAATCGTCAAGCCTACCAACTGAAGCATGTCAAACGGGATATGCAATGGCACAAATTGACGGTTCAATTTGCAATAAGTGCTACGCCAATGCCGGTTTTTATCGCATGTATGAAAAGACAATTAAACCCGCGCAATGGGCACGGTTTGACGCCGTGCAATTGGCAATGAATGACGCAATGCAAGGGGATTTGTGGGTTAGCGCAATGGTTGCATTAATTGGCAATGACGCATTTTTTAGGCATCACGATAGCGGGGATTTGCAAGGGGTTGAACACCTAGAATTAATTGCACGGGTTGCACAATTAACCCCAAACACGCGCCATTGGTTGCC